GCCATTGGAAATGGCAGCGACCTCACCGGTCTTCTCTATTAAGCCTAGCTTAATCATCTCGTCCGCATTTCCTTCGTCGTTTACGAAGTCTAGGAACGCTGCCGGATCGTTTCCGAATCTTGACCTGATGCTCGACGGCAGTTCATTAAACATTTCTTGTGCCTCGCATACAAGGTTCATTGCATCTTGAAACGTCTGGCCATCCGCGATTCCGTATTGCGGACTATGTTTGGCGAAGTGGGTGATAGCACCTGTTTTCTGGTACTTCGCCATTATGTGATTGATATCACATTCTTTCGCAAATGATTGCTTAGTGCGGCTTTCGCCGCCTACATCTATGCTTACCGCTTCGCGTGTATAAGGTTTCCTAATTTCCATAAACCATTCCTTTTAATTCTGAAATTGAGTCCCAAAGCTTTGGATCAAATTTTTTGACAGCGTTGCTTATCGCTGTCTTGACTTGTTCTTTCGTTACCGCGTTAGGATTGTTACCTAACTGACTATTTATACTGTTAATTATTTCGTTTCCTTTACTTGAAACTTCCTGAATCGTTGATACTAGCGTCATAGCTGACGATTGCGTTATGTTAGGGAATTTTTCCATCGCTCTAACCACATTCCCTAACGGACCCTGTAAATAACCGATGTCCATACCGGTTCTTACCTGCGTCGCTTCTGCTTCCGCTTTAGCTTTAATCGTTTGTGCTTTTGTTAATTGTGTTTGCGCTCTTAGATTGCTCATTTGGCTCGCTGCCATTGCGCTACTTACGCCGGCGCCCAAAGCGCTGTCTACTTTCGTTGTCGCTCCTCCTGGCGTGCTTGCTGGCGATCGCGCTGCCAATATTGGGTTTAACCCAGCTAAACGCATATCTTGCACAGCCCTCTGATAGGCTGTATTTGACATACGCTCTTGAAACGCCATTTGCTCTCTTGCGAGAGCAACGTTTCTTTTATTAGCGTCTGATTGTCCTTTGTATCCTAGCAAACCGCCTAAGATACTTGACCCTATAGCAAGTAAGCTCATTTAGAAATGGTCCACCATGCCGGGCACACCATACAATGGCATTGGTCTTACACAATTCATATCAAAATATCCGTCAAACAAAAACTCTGGTTCTGACGGTACTGCTACGACCCTGGATACTGGTGGGTTGTCTTCTATAAAAGCTGCGTTCAATGCTGGTAACGCGCTGAAATCTTGTCCTAAATGCCAGCTATCTAGCGATGCCGCTGCATTGCTTCTGAACGCGCCTGTAATAATTGAAGGCTTGTATCTATACTCAGCGTACCTCTCTTGATACCCAAATACCTCATCGTCTGTCGATGTTCCTGAAAAATAAATTTCTTTGTTCAGTACCGCTTGTTCACCGATATTGGCTAAAGCTGGCCAGTAGTAATCGTAACGCGTCTGCCGCGAGAACATACGATTCAATCCTTGCTGGTAAGTTAAATCAGCCCGTACGTTAACCAAGCCGATAATAGTGCAATGCTCAGTAAAAGACTTAGTAAAACCAATGCCATCCAAGGTCGCGGTACCCATCGCAGCAAGATTACCTTGAGGGGACGTACCATCTGTACTACTGGTTTGAGCAATTGGAGAAATGTTGACCATGCGCGTACCGCCGCCAAGATACTCTGAGCGCCATCCTGCAGACGGCGTGGTAACTCCAAAATGTGCTTTAATAATTTCGACATAACGCGTGCCTCCGCGCGCATCTCTTTCTAATAGTTTTTGTACTTGGAACGCTTGGCGTAATTGGTTAATCGTAGCTGCTGTAGCGTCTGATAGATCTGCAACCAAACCTTGGTTTATGCCATCTGCAAAATATGCAGCTCCGCTGTTTGCGCCGGTATTCAATGCATATAGATTGCCTGTCCCTGATGTATATTGTAGGCCGCCTAAACTTTGCGCCCACGAATTTTCAAACGTTGGTTGTGTTGTTGCATCCCCTAGAATCGGGGCTGTCGTGCCTAAAGGCAAATCTACGCTATTACCTTTTTGGGGCCATGGTAATGCGCTTGTAAAATAATCGTGACGCTTTCCTCTTCTTTTTAATCCGTACCATCCACTCGGGTATGTGTTCCAATCTGGGCCGTCTCCAGTTAACACTGGTAAAGAATCTTGCAAATTCTGGTCTCGAAACCACTCGTTATAAATTAAATTGTAAGCCCTGAATGGTAACGCGCTAGTGTGTTGCAAAATATTGCTGACGCCTGTTGGAAGACCTGCATAATCAAATATAGTTCCATTGGACACAGAATTACCAATTGTGTTTGGTGCTAACACTGGCACTGTATAATCTACGCTATCACCTGGGTCTATTTGTTCTCCGCAAAACTTTTGCCAGTTATCCCATACCAACCTATTAGGGACGCTAAAGAAAAAAACGTCCATGAATAGGTTATCCATTACTGGATAGATAGGGGTTGCCATTCTGCTGAACGCTGTAAGCTTTACCTTAAACGTATCGCCTGGCAGCGCCTCGTCTACTAGAATAGGAATTAGATAGCCGCTATCGAACGTTGTTTTTACCGTGTGCGACCTATTGAAGCTTGATCGGGGTATCTGTACTGATGGAACTTCGCTAAATGTATGGTTAGTTGTGTGTGATGGTCTACGACTCATATTCAATTACCTTTTCGTTTTTTGTTGCAATGAATTCAACTCCATTGCCAATAGTGCTTTTATTAGTGGTTGGTTCTCCGGTTTCGTCGTCGAAGTCAGCAACTTTAAATAGTGTGTAATCCGCCGGATGTTTGCCGAATTGGTGTTCTTCACTGTTTATACAATCTCCGAAAGTTCGCGTTGCCATGCCAATCTCTGGCAGAATGAACGGTGGCAAAAATGCCTTTGCCTTTTCGTCGTATATACTGAACATGTGGTACTTCATTCGCTCAACCCTCTCTTTAGTTTTGTTACTCGTGCTGTTAGGCACTTTTCTTTTACTCTTAACCTTTCTAGGTTATTGTCTTCTGCTCTGGCTTTCGCCGCTTTTACTCTTCTTTTTCGCACCAACTCTGCTTGAGCTGGTTTTGTCTCTTTATATCTAACCCAATAATATTTGGGTACTATCCTTTTCTTACCCTCGAGGACGAGCTCGTCTCTCGGAAATACGTCTGACTCGTATTTATCTATCCACTCTTGACCTATGCCAGGACGCCTGGACATGGTCGTATATTCTGGTCGGACGTTGTACCAAACGCCGCCCTCTAACTTTTTGTAATAGTCTTCGGCCATTTCGCCTCCGACTTTTTTCATTACATAACGCGCTACATATCCCGCGCTTTGGGTTGTCACTTCTCCGATCGTGACGAATCCCAGGCCCCACACGTCCTCAAGAAACTGAGACGTATATAACTTTGTCCCGTCGCGTACGCTGTACACTGTCCGGTCATCCGCGAAATCTTCTCCGAACAAGATCGCGTGATAATGGGGCCTTCCCAAGGCCTCCCGACCACCCACGATGGGGTGGGGGAGGGGGGTTGAGCCATCAACCCCGAGTACTTTTCCGTACTCTCCACAATGAAAAAACCTAAGTTTTTTCCCTGTTCTTTTGCGAAGCCTTTTCATAAATTTCTGAAAGTCTTCGACATTTACGCTCTTATCGTCTGGCTCATCACGATATGTGAGCGTTATAAAACTGTTTCCTAAGCCTTTTTCCGTGTGAATTTGTGCTTCGTGTACGCACCGTGTAGCCCATTGCTGGCTATGTCGAAGACGACAGCCAAGACATTTACCACATGGGACTGACATTTTTTGACCCGTAGGGGATTCCCTACGGGATAAGGTGAACGCACCGCCGCGGCCGTAATAGCCGTCGATGGGGTAGAAACACTGCACGGGTTAAAGCCTAATGCCACCGCGCATCAAACCGGTTAACCGGTTCCTCTTATGACGGCGTTGCGCCGTCATTGAAAACATTCGTTTTGATTTTCTTTTGTTGACTTTGCGTCTGTATCGCATCCTCAAGCCTCCGTTTTATCGAAGACTCCACATAATAAATATTAAGTGAATGTCTCCGTCTGTTATTTTTTATCTCACTGGACTCACTTTGTCCAGTGATCTTTTTCCACTGACTGACTTTTTGGTGTCAGTCAGCCATATGACATCAAGTAGGGTCATATGGCTGCCTACTCCGAGGCAGTGGTTTCGTTCTCTTGGACCGGTTGCGGCGTGCCATTGGAAATGGCAGCGACCTCACCGGTCTTCTCTATTAAGCCTAGCTTAATCATCTCGTCCGCATTTCCTTCGTCGTTTACGAAGTCTAGGAACGCTGCCGGATCGTTTCCGAATCTTGACCTAATGCTCGACGGCAGTTCATTAAACATTTCTT